TTTTTTTTTAATGATACGGCGACCACCGAGATCTACACTCTTTCCCTACACGACGCTCTTCCGATCTGATCGGCGTATACGTCAACAGATAAGGAGGCGAATCTAAGATGAAGATGTCAACATACTCATTTGAAGACCTCGCCGGAGCGATAGCACACCCGCAACTTGGGGCGTATACGTTCACGGGCGAGGGCATCGGTTCGATCAATATCGCGATGGCGGGAGATAATTCTGCTCACGATGTTGCAGCCGATGGGTCGGTGATGGTATCCAAGATTATCCGGAAAAACGGAACCATCACCATCGTGTGCCAGCAGACGTCCAATGTTCATAAGTGGTTGCTGGCGGCGTTCAATGCACTGTACATCGCTCCCCCGGATCAGTGGGCATCGATGGGAGCCACTCTCCGGAACACGACCGATGGTACCAGCCACGTCATCGCAGGCATGAGTTTCCAGAAGATCGCTGATAAGCCCTATCAGGCACAGGGCCAGACGGTTACATGGGGCATGATGGCCGCAGAGATCGAGAGCGTGACAGCATAACACATGTAAGGGAGGGGACATGAAAAGAGAAACAGAGAAACGTATCGAGATCAAGGATGCGGAGGGGACCGCAAGACAATTCCTGATCAAGAAGTTCGATGCACTTACCGGCTCATATATCGCCTATAAGGTGATGAGTCAGATGGTGCCGATGGTAGGGGCCTTGGATACCAAGGCCCCTATTCAGAAGCAAATAGCCAAACTGTCGATGGGTTTGATGCAGAGTCAGTCCTCAATGACCAAGGAGGAATTTGTTTCCCTCCAGAGGGATTGCTTGGGCGTCTGCTTTGAAATCCAGAAGGCCAAATCCCTTGAGACTCCGGTGGCAGTTATGTTGGCCAACGGGTCATGGGGGGTTCCTGATCTTGAACATGACACCATGACCGTCATCGCACTTACAATTCATTCCTTGTTCTTCAATGTCGCCGGTTTTTTCGGCGAAAACGCACCGAATCTGGAGGGACAGGTGCCGGAGGATTCCTTCCACCAGCCCGGTGCGAAAACGTAGATAATTTTGCCATGGCCCCGGTTATGGCCGGGGCATGGCAGCAACATCAGGTGTGGGACGGCACCTACACTTTCGATGACCTCCTAGATTGGCATGAAATGCACCAAGTCAAAGTAATCAACGATAAGGCATATAGGGCGTATTTGAAGACAACTGGCGGTGAGGAATGAACGTAGCCAACATATTAAAAGAGTACTTGGTTTCCATAGGGTTCGATGTAGAAGACAGGTCGTATCGTAAGCTACATAACGCCATATCCAACATCGACAAGACAATCGAGAAGTTCGCGGCGAATACCTCTAAGGAAACTAAGAAAGCGGAGAAGGCAACTGAGGAAGCTACCGGTAGTATGGGTAATAAGGTGGATGACCTCGGAAAGAAGTATGTCAAATCCGCAACCCTCATTACGACGGCCCTAGCCTCTATCGGAGCGGCAACCCTTGGCTTATTAAACCGAGTGTCCGAAATGGACCTTGGGTATCAAAAATTCGCCCTCCATATGTTTCTTGGTAGGGATGCGGCTCGTGAAATGAAAATCGCCATGGATGCCCTCGGTGAGTCGATCGAGGACATCGCATGGATGCCGGAAATTCGACAGCGGTATTTTTCCCTTGTCAATCAGGCCCGTGGTATGGAAGGCCCGAACGACATGGAGAAACAGCTTCGGTATCTCCGGGATATCAGGTTTGAATTCACCCGCCTACAGATCGAGGGGACGTACGGTATGCGATGGATAGCATACCACTTAACGCAGTATTTGTCAGGACCTCTGGCAGACATCAGAACTGGAATGCAAAAGTTCAATGATTGGTTGACTGAAAACATGCCTGCATGGACGGATAAGGCAGCACATTTTATATCAGTGCTATTCGGGGTGGCCCGGAGTGCGTGGCGATTCGTATCCGACATATTTACTAAGCTTTACACGGCGTGGGACATGTTGCCCGATTGGGCCAAGAAAATAGCAGCGGCACTGACCGTAGCTTTGGCCCCGGTCAGCCCTGCGTTAAAGGTACTTGGGGCTTTAATTCTTGCTATCGACGATTTCTACGCCTATATCGATGGGCGGAAATCATCAAAAATACTAGGCCCTATTTGGCATGCCCTTATCACCACTGTTGATTATATAGTCAAGGGTCTGGTAGCGGCTATGGTGGCGGCAGACTACCTATTTTCCGCTAACGATCGGGCTAAGGCAGGTAAAAAATCGTCGTGGTCCGATATGATGAATGAAATACATCAGGCCTGGAATTTTGCGGGAGTCGCGGATCCCAACGGCAATAAGTATGAGTGGTGGGACGCCCCGTGGGGTTCAAAATCAGGTACCCCTACTCCTACCCCTACTCCGGGTTCGACTTCTAAATTACCGGATTTGGGTTCTTTATTCGATAACTTAAAGTACGGAGCAAAAAACTATCAGAATACGATGGACAACCCATCCTATATGACACCTACAGCATCTGCGGCCCCATCAGGGGACCAAAAGATCGAGATCAATGTAGGTGGCGTATCGGTTCAAATAACGCAGCCCGGAGCTACGGCAAAGGAAGTATACGACAGTACAGTATCGGCGGTTACCGACAGTATGGGCATGGCAGTAGCCCGAAAAACTCGTGAACTTTCAGGAGTATACCAGTAATGCCATCACCCACTATTCCAGCCCCTCAGTTTCCGTTGTTAAATAAGGTCAGTACAGCATACGCTGCGGCCCGTGGTGCTTGGAACGTGTACAAGCTGTTGACCAAACGTCCCCCGGAAGTAGCACTGCAGGATACTCCGTGGCGACCTGCTCAATGGAGCGGTGGGTATGCGGATATACCTATCCCGGTAGTGCTGACGGATTCCACGGGGGACATGTTCGTATTTGACGCGGTATTCAAGTTGGTACATACTACGGCACTCAGAACCACTGAACACCCGGTCCAATCGGGGGCCAATATCATAGATCATTCGTTCCAACTTCCCGAGCGATTGCATTTCGAAATCGGTATGTCGGACGTTATGGATTCCTACTATCAGAATCAGTGGGAGGAGTTCAGCCAAAAGTCTGTGTCGGCATACCAGAAGCTTAAGGAAATACAGTATTCAAGATTGCCCGTAACTATTACGACACGACTGAATACGTACCATAACATGCTGATCGAGCACATGCATGCTCCTGATGATTTCAAGACTGTGTACGGTCTTCGGTGTTTGATTCAGACTAAGCAGATCATCACATCAACCGTAAAGGTCACCAAGGTGAGTGCGCGACCCCATGCCACTAAAAAGACCAGCGGCGGGATGAAGCAGACTAAACCGCCCACGGGATCGGCCTTGGCGGAAATGGGATTCTAATGAGCATACAGATACTACCTATTACCAACGACCCAAATCAGAATTTCCAGTCTCAGTTGTCAGTCGACGACAAGAATCTGTTACTGGAGTTCGATTTAAGGTATAACGAAATAGCGGGTTATTGGGTCATCACCATAACCGATCCAGCTACGGGTACTGTATTATTGGACTCTACCCCGTTATTGGTCGGGATCGACGAAAATTCGAACATATTAAGCCAGCTGGCTTATCTAAATATAGGAAGTTTTTACCTTCTTAACATGAGTGGTACGGCATTAGACGTAACGGCAGATAACCTGGGGGTTGATTACCAGATAGTTTGGGGAGATACACCGAGTGTCTGATAATCCTCAATATTTACGCAAATACAGGGTACTGGTATCCGACAGGCGCGGCACAGCCCTTGACGTATCCGACTTAAGGTGTGTATTCTGTATCGAAAAGAAGGCATTACAGGCCGTCAATTACGCGGACATATCTGTATTCAATCTTACCAACCCCACGGAAACGGCCATCATAAAAGAGGGACATCGAGTCGTAGTGGAGGCGGGATATGATAAAGGTTCGTACGGTAAGGTCTTCGATGGGGAAGTATTCCAGCCTTTATGGGACAGGGAAAACGTCGTCGATTATAGGCTTATTCTCCATTGTATCGACGGGGATAGCTTACTCCACCAGAACTTCGCCAACTTCTCGCTTGCGTCCGGGTATGACTACAAGGCCGTCATTACCCAAATGGCGGCACAGGCCCGAACCAAGATTCCGGTAGGTGTGATATCGGGGGGCTTAAGCAAGAAGAAAGCACCGCGAGGAAAGGTAGTATTTGGTGATCCGAGGGATACATTCCGTAATATAGCCCGCGACAATAATGCTCAGTTTTACGTCAATGACGGTCAACTAAACGTCATGAAAATAACGGATGTACCTCGGGGGCAGGCTCTGGTCATATCGCCGCAGACAGGGTTAATCGGCACACCGCAGCAGGTGGATTACGGTTTTTCATTTCGGTGCTTATTGAACCCGAATATAAGAATAATGAATCCGCCGATGATGATCAAACTAGAGAATACGCTTATCAGACAGCAAAAGGCTATACAGGGTCAAATCGTGTCGATGCTCGATCAAGACATGTACGGTCTGGTAATAGGGCTGAAACACCTAGGAGATACAAGAGGTAGGGAGTGGTATACGGACGTGGTATGTGTTACCTCAGGCGGTAAAGTTCCTCTACCGCTTGCTGGAATTAATATACCCGGCATGCTTCCTGAACCGGGAGGTAATCCCAATTGAATACTATACCGGAAAGACTGAAAGAAGAAGTCGAGATGTTCAGGAAGATGCTGGATGCCTTTGGGTGTAATCTAAGGGTAGCAGCACCTGGAATTATCAAGACTTTTGACGCTAACAAACAAACAGCTACGGTTCAAGTCGCTATTAAGGAAAAGATCAGTCTCAAAGGTGTAGTTCAAGACGTAGCTATCGCCTTACTTCTCGATGTCCCCGTCATCGTACCTAAAGCGGGTGGGTTCGCAATAACCCTACCCGTACAGGCCGGGGACGAATGTACGGTGATATTCGCAGACAACTGCTTCGATGCGTGGTGGCAATCGGGGGGAGTTCAGGGTCAGATAGATAAACGACGGCATGATTTATCGGATGCCATGGCCATACTTGCGCCGTCAAGTTTACCTAAGGTACTATCTTCATACTCAACCGATTCGATTGTTATGCGGAATACCGACAATTCTAACTACATAAAGTTGGGGCCTGACGGCATCGAACTGAAATTCGGCGCTAAGAAAATAGAAATAGATAACACAGGCGTAACCATCGACGGCAAGCCATTCCTACTCCACACCCATTCCGGAGTGACGATAGGGAGCGGCTCTACAGGAGGAGTGGTTCCATGAACACTGTTAGATCGCGTCGCATGGATGATAACTATGACACCGTATTTGGCAGCGGCAGAGCCAATTATGTCGAAGGTCAGGACGCCATGCTACAGATAATCAAAAGTAGACTGTCCCTGATGAAGGGGGAATGGTGGGAAAACACGGACGAAGGTATTCCTCTATGGCAAAGAATACTCGGTACCTCAGGGGTCAACAAATCTGTTGTGGACAGTATTATACAGCAACGGATACTGGACACAGAGTATGTAAAAAGTATTGATAGCTTGATCAGCAGTATAGACCCGAACACGAGACAATATTCATTCACGGCTACTGTAACTACGGAATTTGGACAGGTTCAAGTAACCAATCAGGTATAGGAGGGCTAAATGCCGTACGTGGCACCTTACATAGACGCTGCTGGACTCCATATTCCCTCATATGATGATATCCTACAGGACAATATCACCAAGTTCAAGGATATATACGGACAGGACATCTATCTTGGGGAAGATTCGGCGGATTACCAGATGATATCGGTATTTTCTCTCCGGGTATACGACTGTATGCAGACCCTACAGTTGGTATACAACAACCGCAGCCCTCAAACGGGTGTGGGTGCTGCATTGGATGCCCTATTGAAACTCAATGGGTTGAAGAGGAAAAAGCCCTCAGCCTCTACCTGCGTGGTTACGATTACCGGTGATGCTGGCACGATAATCAATAACGGCGTAGTTTCAGATGTAAATGGGAAATTGTGGAATCTTCCTGTAATGGTAACGATAGGTGGGGGCGGAACGGTAGACGTAACGGTCACGTGCCAGACCATAGGAGCCATAATAGCTCTTGCCGGGGAGATCAATTCGATAGCTACACCCACAGCGGGGTGGACAAGTGTGACGAACGTGGGGGCAGCCATTACAGGTCAGGCTGTAGAAACAGATGCCGCGGCGCGGTACAGACAGTCCATCAGTGTCAAGCTCCCGTCTTCTACCTTATTGGCCGGTACGGTTGGGGCCATAGCATCTTTAACGGGAGTGACCCGTTATCGGGTATATGAGAATCCTACCGATGCTGTGGACGCGAACGGTTTACCCCGACATTCATTTTCGGTCATGGTCGAGGGTGGGGATGATAACGAGATCGCGGACGTGATTTACAACAACAGAGGCATTGGACCCGGCATGAACGGCACCACTACGGTGAATATAACCGATCCAGAAACCGAAGTGGTCACCGCAGTTAAGTTTTCCAGACCACCTTATACTCAGATATACAACATACTGGAAATCCACCCATTAACGGGATGGACTACCGCTCTCAGCGATCTGGTCAAGCAGGCGGTCGTGGATTATGAAAATTCATTACAGATCGGGGAAGACGTGACGGTATCAGCCGTCTATGCCGCTGCAATGTCAGAAATGCCGGACCTGAAAAGACCGGCTTACTCGATCCGGGCAGTCAAGATCGGGGTTGCCCCGGCTCCCGGCGCATCCAACGACATAGCCATCGATTACGACAAGGTAGCACAGACGGATTTGGCCAAAGTTACGATAACGGAGGTATAATATGGGCGCACCGACGACGAAAATGGGGTTATACAAACCTAACCCCGGAGAGAGCGGGTATGCTGAAAAGGTCAATGCAAATTTCGATAAGCTCGATGTCCTTATATGTGAGGCGAACGATCAGACCGAGGAAGACGCATTGTTCGCGGCAGGTGCCCTTATCGTTATCCGTATAGATCTCATACCGTGAGGTAATACATGGGTACATACACCACCAGACGAAATT